ACACCCGCCACCCCCAGCATGTGGAAGGGGTGCATCAGGATGTTGTGCTCAGCCTGGAACACCAACATGTAGTTGAAGGTGCCGGAGATACCCAGGGGCATGGCGTCAGAGAAAGAACCTTGACCGAAAGGATAGACCAGGAATACAGCAGATGCAGCAGCAACAGGTGCAGAATATGCAACGCAGATCCAAGGACGCATACCCAGACGGTAGGAAAGTTCCCACTCACGACCCATATAAGCATAGATACCAATCAGGAAGTGGAAGACAACAAGTTGGAAAGGACCACCGTTGTAAAGCCACTCATCAAGTGAAGCGGCTTCCCAGATTGGGTAGAAGTGCAGTCCAATTGCGTTGGACGAAGGAATCACAGCACCAGAGATGATGTTGTTTCCGTACATGAGTGAACCAGCAACGGGTTCACGGATGCCATCAATGTCCACTGGGGGAGCACCGATGAATGCAACGATGAAGCAGATTGTTGCAGCAAGGAGGCAAGGCACCATCAATACACCAAACCACCCGACATACAAACGATTATCGGTGCTGGTAATCCAGTTGCAAAATTGTTCCCAAAGATTATTCTGTTTTTGAATTGAAATTGTAGCAGTCATTGTTATTAAACAGTTAGTAAGACCATCAGGGAAATGGTGGAGTTACTATGTTCCCCGCACCCTCAGCGGGGATATGAGAGACGTCATTTATACTCCCTAGAGGTCTCGGTTTACGGGGAGTTTAACAGTGTTACAGAATGTTTAAGTTTCGTAACATTTGTTTACCTATTTATCATAGCACGCCCCCACCGCCCCGTCAAGCCCTTTTTACTAAATACTTTTAGTGTTCACACAATAAAAGAAAATGAAAAGACTTATTCTAGCCTTTTCGTTATTCTTCGCAATCCCAGTTAATGCTGCTGAAATCACATCAAAAATCACTGACTCCGTACAATTGAAAGTTGATGGTGCTGCAGTTCAATCAACCCGAATCGGTGCTTCATATTCAGCATCAGGAACCAATGTCCAAGCAACATCCTTTGGTGGTGTTGGTGGTGCTGGAACCTATGATATCAATACTCCAGGACAAGCATTTAGTTTTTCCGAAACTATCAATGCTGCTGATACTCCAGTTACTACTCAAACAGTTACTAATGGTGTAATTGGAACGCCAAATCTCTACGGAGATAGCGTAACTCAAGTTGGTGGTGAGAAAGGAACTCTCGCGGGAACTCTTTCCCCAACTGGTGTCCCAACTGTTACTGCTGGTGGTGCAGGTACAAGTGCAACTGCTCAAAGATCGATTGAATTAAGCGTATTCAAATGAGACATTTAACTCCCGCTTTGCTTTTGGCGACGGGAGTCACTTGTACTCCCGTTTATGCTGAAAGTGTTGTGCCTAATTTTACAAGAGGTACAATTAACGCAACAACAGAATCAACAACAAAAGTCATAGAAACTATTCGTCAAGTTGAATACACTACTGGCGAATCATATACTGTATCTGGAACCAACATTAACATTCCAGGTATCCCCCAAAGGGGTGCTAGTTATTCCATCATGACTCAAGGTGCCCCATTTCAATTTAGTGAAACCTATCTTGGCCCTGGAGTGGCAAAAGAAACATGGATAGATCGCACCACAGAAACGCAATCAACTACTACATCAATCTCTGTCTTTACGCAATAATCTCAACTGGAACTGCATTTGCTCAAAGCACTCCTGCACCCAGCAATACAAACATTGCTGGTCCAAGTGCAAGTGCTACAGGAAATGTAACTAATCAAGCAGTTCAAGTTCTTCAAGGACCATATGCAGTTAACACTTATGGCGGTGGAGTAAGTTGCCAAGGTGCAACTTTTTCAGTCTCCCCGTTTGCCATGAGTAGTAACAATGGAAGTGATGATCCCGAATCTTTTGCATCACGCAATGGTAACTGGGGAATTTCTGCAGGTCTCAACATACCATTAGATAGCAATCTAATGAACTTATGTAAGAAGAGAGCAGAGACTGAAATTGCAAGACAACAAGCAGAGACTGATAAAGCAAGATTAGATTTTGAATTGGTTAGACTATTAAAATGCGGCGAAGCTTATAAAAATGGAGTGATGTTCCATCCAGAAAGTCCTTACTTCAAAGTTTGTGCTGATGTTGTTGTGAAATACCCAAAAGTTGAGGATGTGGTTAATGGAACCAATACAACTAATTGATAACCCAAATCTAAGACCCATAATCGGAAATAATCCGATTAATGTACCAAATTCAAACGTAAACAGAATATCTGGTCCATCTGTAATTTCAACTATAGATAGACCAAATGTTCGCGGAGTAGAAGCACCTCTTGTTCGTGGATTAGAAGTTCCTGTTGTTGATGTTCCAAATACTGCAATTAAGTATCCAATCATTAATGTTCCAACTCAAGCAGAGTTTGATGCTGCAGTAAATGCAGAACGTCAAAAACAAGCAGCGGCGGAACAGCAGGAAAAAACAAGAGGATTACCTGATGCTACTCCCCCTTCCCAACTGCCTCAAGTTGTCCAAACCCCTCCTATACAAACTCCAATATCTGAACCATCTCAAGTTGCAGAAGTTCCAGTAGGTAAACAACAACCAACTTTTACTGTTTATGGAGTCGATATTAATTTACCTGATCCTTCTCTTGTTGCTACGGCTGGTGCTGTCGCAGTAGTTACAACTGCTGCGACAATGGCATCAACAGCAGTATTGAATGTACTTAAAAATGCTGCTGAACCTTTGATTAAAGAAGCAACAAAGAATAAGTTTAAAATTAAAATCAAACAAGTAAAACCAGTCCTTCATTATGTAATGTCTGAAGGTGGACATATTGATATTTTTGAATATTCCTCTGAAGGGACAAGACTCGTTGCGCAAACAGATAATGTAGAGCAGTATATTCGTGATGAGATTGAAAAGAATACTCTATATGAAATTGAAAATAAAGTAATTATTGATGAACCAGTAAAAGATAAATTCACAAAAGAAGGGCAAGAAAGATTTAAGTCCCTCTATGCCCCACCTAAGAAAATTGCTAAAAAATTATCTGCTCGCTTGTCTTTTTGATTTATTTTTCAATTTAAAAGCAGCATCACCAAGAAAAGAACCTACAGCAAGCACAAGTACTTTTGCATATGCATCTCTACTTGTGCTTTCTAGTTCTACTTGTCCTTCTGTGCGAATGGCAACAGACTCCAAAGCAGAAATCATAAATGCTGCCCAGATGATAATAAACAATCTAACAATATTAAAATATATCATAAATCAACCAAGAATAGAGTTTCTCCACTCCTCACTCATATTAACCATAATTGCTTCTGCTGCTTCTGGTGTTTCAGCATATCCTTCATCAAGAAGGTGTGAGAGGATGATGTCGTAGAGGTCATAATGTTCTTTCTGCTGTGCTGCGGACTGCAATACTTTCATTGGATCATCTCCAGTTGTAACACCACGAGCAGTTTGTCTATAGAGTTTTTTACCTTTTGGAAGAGATCCTTGACCTTTGAATCCTGCTGCTGCTGCTCTTTCGTCTCTAGTTTTTGGAGTTAATGGAGTATTTGTTCTGCTGGTTGGTCCACTTGTGGGAGGAGTTGATCTACTTCTAATAGGTATTGGACGTTCACTTGGAGTTAATGGTGTATTTCTACCTTTTGTCTCTTTGTCAAGCAGTGCGCGTGCTGCACCTCTACGAGTACCTCGTAGAGATGTTACAGAATCTCCTGCTCTATCTGGAACTCCTGCCCCACCAGCACCCCTTCTAAGACCTGATTGCTGGGGGTATGTACCTTTTGCTCTTCTTGATGCATTATTCCACAAATTCGACAAAGTTCTTAAAGAAGTTGTTCCTCTACGATGATGAATATGATGTGTTGGGGGCAAATCTCCAATTCTTTTATTAGCAAGATCTGCTAATCTTTGGGAAGTTTTACCTTCCTCATCAAGATTCTGATAAACTTCCATATATGCTTCTTGAAGATTGCGAAGTTCTTGTGCGTCCATTTTTAACAATACTTTTTAGTTATTTATTAGAAGCAAACCTACCACTTTCGTCTCTTAGAATATTCATACCTTTTCTTTTCTTATTTCTTTCTGCTAAATCTGGTCTTTTTCTACCAGTATTAGCAGCACTAACTTTTGCCTTTGCTTCTTCACTAATGGGATGCCCCCTCCTACTCCTATTCAGTTCAGCAAGATGAGGATTTTTTTGAACTCCTTTCTTTCCTTTATTCCAAGGAACTCTACCTTTTGGAGCACCACCTCTTTTTCCTGCTTCACTTAATACTTGTTGTATTACCTCTTCTTTTTTTATAATTCCAGATAGTGCTTCATAAGCAATCCTATCATATTCATTACCATATTCTTCATAGAGTTTTTTATGTGCCTCTGCGTGTTCTTCAACACTTAACTCTATAAGATTGCTGGGGTCGTCTGTGCCTCCCATATGTTTAGGCACAATATGGTGAATGTGTTTCATTCTACTCTGTAAGTCGCAATACTATTTATACAAGAAAAGGTGCCGAAGCACCCTTTCCACCTATAATGCGACTTACAGGTGATACTATTTATTCTACCAGAGTTCCTCTTTGTCGTCTAATTTCTTTTAATTCTTCAAAGTTTTTAACTTTGGTGCCTCCCGAGTAAGTCCAAGCAAATCCCTCATCAATCATTTGTTGATTGACTGATTTCTTTTTATTGACTGCGGATACTTCCTTATCTCCAATAAACAAATGTCCCAGAATTCTTCCGTACTTTTCGGTAGAATCTGGGAGTTCTGTTTTAACAATAATATCTTCCTGCCCTTCTAACTTTTTCTTGAGCCACTCTTTAACCTCAAGACCAAGTTTCTTTTCATTTGCATCAGTTGTTCTGCTCTCTGGGGTATCGACACCAGCAAGACGAATTCGCTTAGTAAGGGAGATATCAAACCCAAGGTCAATAGCAGCATCAATAGTATCGCCATCTACAACCTTAAGAACTGACTTGATTCTATAAATGTACGGATCCTTATCCATTAGAATGGCAGCTTAAACTTCTCATTATTTAGTTTTGGAATAGGTAATTTTTCAAATGCTTTATTGACTTGATTCTCTACAACCTTACCAACAAACTGTTCTGGGTTGTTCAAAATTGCCTCTGCTTTTTTATAAGTTACATAAGCACCATAGCAAAGTGCTCCACTAATGAGAAGACTTGTTGTTGATAGGATGAGTGCTAAATTTTTCATCTTTCATTTCCTCGTGTGCTAATTTTAATATGTAGTAAATTACATATGCAGTAAAGATAAGACCGCATCCTAATATTGTAACAACTCCCCAGGGAAAATCCATTAGTACTTACCTTCAGTACAATACTCTACTTTTTTATTTGGGTAATAAGGATACTTACCTTCCTGTGGTTTCATCCATCCACACCCAATCAACCAATCCATTGTCATAGGAGTTGGTCTAATCTGTTCCCACAATGGTCCTTTAGCACACATTTCTAACTTTTCTGCAGTCTGATTTGATTGCTCTTCTGCCCAGTTAGCATCTGCCTCCCAAGGAATAGCACGACTCTGCATCATTGATTCATAAGTCAAACGAGTCTGCTTCATCACCCAAGCAGGAATTTCTGAGTCCTGGTGGACTTGAGCCATAAAGGATGTTTGTAATCCACCACCCATACAATCTTGTACAACATGCCATCCTTCATGTCTCATCGTTCCAAGAAACTCTCTTGGATCTTTGAGAAGTTGTTCGTTCACAAAGAAACGATTGTAGTTTGGTTTATATAACCCCACTGTTCTTGGAGTAAAGTATCTTTCTGGGGCAACATAAACAGGAACATTTACACCATCAAGAGCAGTAATAATTCTTTTTAATTCTTCTCTGAATGGATCAAAGTCTGGATCCTTTAGTAGTTCAGAATCTACTGATAGTTTCTCTATTCCTTCAGTACACTCTAAGAGAATCATACAACCCATTGCCTCTGCACTATAAGGTCTTACTGTTGGTTGTTTTGGTAATAATGAAGAAGCACTAGTAGGAAGTGCTAACGTCAGCAATAAACCAATTGAGGTGAGCAACTTTTTCATTCGTTCCACCAACCCTCTTCTTTGTGAATCCAGACTTTCAAATCTTTTACATACTTTCTCAAGATCTGGGCCTGTTCTTCATGCCAAAAATCACCCGTCTCCATATAAAGACGGGTGTGATTATCTATTGCTTGAAGTATTTTGTGGATGGGAGCATTCCAACACTCCCTTTTTGGAGTGTTCCATTCTCTTGGCACGGGATTACAAGCGAGTGAACTTCATTATAACGAAGGTATTCCAACTGACAACTGCCAGGACTAATCTCAGAATAACCAACAATCATAAAGGCGATAAAATCAATCACTTTTTCTTACCGCCATTTTTTGCCTTCTTGGCATTAGCATTGCCAGAATTCTGCTTTTTATTGTTGGCAGATCCTGCGCTACCCTTTTTACCTTTGTTTGCTGATTTTGACATTAGGTTCCTGTGCGTGGTTTTACAAATCCCTCACCTTCCTCAACTTTTTCTTCAAGAGCTTCAACTCTTTCTTCCAAAGTTGTTGGTTCAGGTGCTGGAGGTTCTGGTGGTGCAGTAGCAACTACTTCTTCTCTACGTGGTTCATCTTTTTTTTCATCATCATCACCACCCTTCTTCATTGTATTAATACCAAATGTGGCAGCAGATGCAGTGAACACAGTTGCAATAAAAGTTGGGTCCATCTTAGCGAGAGCCCCAGCATAGCTAGCAGTAAGAAGTGCGGCAGACCAACCCAAAATGGCAATACGAATAAAAGTACTCATACACTTTTCCTTTTTGTTTGGTGTTTCCATTTGTTCCTTAGTTTGAGGTTAACCTTTTTTCCAAGCTTCACCTTCTGCTTTTCTTCTACGTGCTAATCCTGCTTCTACATTGGAACCAGGATTTCTATAGAGATAAAGCGCATCGGGAACTAAATCCCACTCTCTGTTCTTCAGGCGTTTAGTAATAGTATTAAAGTTATCACCACCGTAAAAACCGGCACCAAGATTATAAGCAAAGCTGAGCAGAGCGCCTCTTTTTCCATCTGACATTTCATTCCAATGTGGGATTTTACGCAGTGCAGGAAGAAACTCATTTTTACATTGTTCAATGAGAAGTGCATCCGCCTCTGCTTGAGTTAAAGTATCGCCAAGTTTGAATGGCGAACCATCCTTCTTACGAGTAGAACCCCAACCAATGGTGATTGGAAGTCCACCAGTAAGAGGATCTGGATATGCCTTTAGATGACATCCTTCAAATTCCTTGATGAGTTTGATGCCCATCTGAGGAACATCATCACCACCTGCTACAGGAGCGGCAGAAGCTGCAGCAGCAGGTGCTGGTGCAGCATTAGACTTTTTTCCTCGGTAAATTTCTGCCCAATCAATATTATCCTCCAGATATTTGACAGGTAGATTATCTTCTAACCATTGCACTGCCTTAACGTGGTTAGGGTTCTTCTCGTCATAAAACTTGAAGAAGTTATGTAGATCGATTCTTGCCATTGTTGTCTCCGAAATACCGTTGATAAAGTTCGTTTGCTTCTACGTGCTTTCCATTATTTGTAAGATCTTTAATCACTTTAAGCATCTTCCTTTTAAAATTAATCGAAGATTCTGCCCCATCCATCGTTGCCTCCTGGACACCAACGGTGCTTAAGAACTGCTTTGGTATAAATTGTTTTCTTACCGTTAGTTACAGGACCAGTATAGTTATCGTTCAGTGAACCATATGGATCATTTACATAATATCCTTTGCCATCAGGAGTCTTACCAATTACAACACACATGTGCCCACCAGTAGGTGCAGATAGAGAACCGCGATGCAGGATACCAATAACAACAGGTTTTCCAGCATCAAGACTCTTATCAATATCAGCAAAAGAAAGATTGTAACTAAAGTGTGACTTAACTCCATAACCTGCCAGAACTTTCGTCTGTACCGCATGGTCAGTCGTGTCACCAATCGCAAATACCTTCTTAACGTATTCGTCATCACCCTTAATGCTTCCTGGCTTGAGGAAAGCAAGGCACATAGCGCACGATGAAGAGTTGCAAGTTCTATGCGCATCTCTGTAGTTATCTACTTGATTGAAATATGGAACTGCAAGAACTGCTGGTGTAGGGGGCTTAGTTCTAAAAATTCCAATCCAATCGGTTTCAGAATCATCTAAAAATTGAGCAGGTAAATTATCTTCTAACCACTGGACCGCTGCAACATGATTTGAATTGCTATCATCATAAAACTTAAAAAAGTTATGAAGATCTAGGGTCATTGATTATCTCTATAAACACTGAAGATATTTATAAAAAAAGCACCCTTTTGGGTGCCTTTATTATTTTCAAGCAGTAACAGTTTCTCGTACTGTAGATTTCACGTAATCAAGAACCACTTCTGGAGTAGTCGCCTCGTAAGGGTCGGTGTCTGCATTATCCCGCTGACCCGCCTCAACGAATAGTTTTTCGATGATTCCGTTATCCACGACTGCAGCATAACGCCAAGAGCGACTGCCGAAACCAAGGTTGGACTTAGTGACAAGCATTCCCATAGAACGTGTGAAATATGCATTTCCGTCTGGAATGAGTTTTACATTTTGAATGTTCTGATCCTGCTGCCAAGCATTCATTACAAACCCATCATTAACAGAGATGCAGTAAATATCATCGATGCCACTACCAATAAAGTCGTCGTATTTCTCTTCGAATCCAGGAAGCTGATAGGCACTGCAAGTAGGAGTGAAAGCACCAGGCAGACTAAAAATGACCACACGCTTTCCATCAAAGAGATCTAAAGAAGTACGAGTTACAAATTCACCATTCTCACGGAATACAAATTCAACTTGAGGAATTTGATATTGTTCTTTACGCATGTTAGTCTCCATCAAAATACACCAGGAATAATTTGTCCAGTAATGAGATAAGATCCTGCAGCAGCCACGAATCCAATCATTGCAGCCCAACCATTAATGCGTTCTGCACGTTCAGTAAAAATTTTGTTCATTTCTTTTCTCCTTTATTTTACTTTAGAATAGATAGAAGTTTCACCATAATCGCGGTGAGTTTTATAACCAACAACTGCTCCCTTTGTATTCATAAGTGCAGGCATAAAAACAATTGTAAAAAATACTGCGGGTGCTCCAATAAACAGAGCAGCAACAATTACATAATAAGTCAGAATTTCAATTAGAGAGTGTTCCATTATAAGGGTGTTGTTGTTTAAGTTCAGGATTTGGTTGTGAAGGAACAACTGGGTTCCTTGACTTGTTTTTAATTACAATAAAAGCATCGTTTTGATAAGATACAGTTCCAAATGGTTTTGCCCATTTTGGATTTGCATTTGGACTGGTAGCAGTTCCTGTGACTGCTACCCCACCAATCTCAACTGAAAGTTCATCATCACGATCCCAATTCAATTGTTGGAGGGCAACTCCAAGTTGCCCGAGCATATCAGCACTCACAGATTCTCTTCCTGTTCGGTAAGAATTACACAATCACTTGTGGGATAAGCAACGCAAGTGAGAACCCAACCTTCTGCTTGTTGGTCATCATCAAGGAACGATTGTTCTTCATTGTCAACGGTGCCAGAGATGAGTTTACCAGCACAGGCAGAGCAAGCACCTGCCTTACACGATGAAGGGAGATCAACACCTGCCTCTTCTGCTGCTTCAAGGATGTACTGGTCATCAGCACATTGAATTGTAGTTTCAGTGCCATCAGGAGATTGGAGAGTGACGTTAAAAGTAGCCATTAGTAAGTCTCACAAAGTTTTTCTACGGATGCTGCCAACAGAACGAAGAAGGCAACGGATGTCATTGTAAACAAGAATGAAGTCATTGTCAATCAATTGTCAGAAGATGCCGAAGAAGAAGTTGCCAGTGACAGTATAAGAAATAACACCAGCAACAAAACCGACCATTGCCCAACGTCCATTAGTACGCTCCTTTACTTGATTAGGTGAGAGCATACCGTAGTTTTCGTAATACATGGTTGGCTCTTTGGCAAACATATTCTGTTGCCCATATTCATTAGTCGTTACAGTCATTGTTTAATTCGTTAAGAATTGTTACACAATTATATAGGAAAAAGAAAGGGGTGTCAAGCACCCCTGGTAGTCATTTAT